TATATTAGTAGAATCATCATCTTCTATGTAGCCATATTCCTGCATCAAATCAAAAATTATTTGTGCAGCATTGATATAATCAAATCTTCTTTTACTATCTCTAATGAAGTAAAGTTCGATTTTATAAGGCTTTTCCTTATCTTTTATCATTTTTTTAAAGTTATTTTTATTTAAAATCCAATCCGCTTTTGAATTTTTAATATATTTTTCTGTAACTTCTGAATTTATCAATCTTGTTGTTTTCTTTCCAGTTTTTTTATTAGTAATTGTTATTATTCTTTTACTATTTTTGGAACTTGGAGTATTTCCAGTTATAAATACCATATTTTTTCTCCTTAATTTTTTCTAACTCATTTTTGAGGTTATAAATAAGTTTTAAAATCAATTTTAGCTTTACCATATAGCCTAAAAAAATATTTTTTATACATCAATGGTAGAATTTATCATTTTTGATTTTTGAACTCTTAAAAGTAGCCTCTAAACGATTATTTTAATTTTTATTCCTCCCAAAAACTTTTTTTGTTGGGTTTTCTTTTAGTTTCCCAAGTAAAATCAAAGGTTTTTGTCATTTGATTAATTCTGTCTAAGATTTTATCTGTATTTTTATATCTTAGAAAGTCCACCATTTCTGTTGCTGTAAGGTTTGTAGTTATTAAGATAGGCTTTCTTGCTCCATATCGAGTATCTATCAATGAACAAAGTTTCTCTTTTCCCCAATCTTCAGATAATTTCTCACTGCCTAAGTCATCTATAAATAGCATATCTGCTTCTTTTATAGCTTCTAATAACTTACCTTCAAGACCTGTTTTCTTTTCAAAATCTTCTCTTAGAACTCTTAAATAATCAGCAAGTTTGAAACTTAGAACTGCATAACCTTTGTCAATTAAGAAATTACAGATACAATTAGCTAAAAAAGTCTTCCCAGTACCACAATTTCCTTTAAACAGCAATCCATCATTTAGCTTTAAAACTTCATCAAAGCCTTTTACATAGTTCTTAATTTTTCTGTATAATTCAGCTTCTGCTCCATTTTTATCAATTTTTGCATTCATAAAAATATCACTCTTAAAATTTCTATCAGTTATAGATAAACTTTTGAATTTATCAAGTTTAGCTTCAACTCTGTATTTTCTCATACACTTACAATCTCTCATAAATTCATATTTATTAGTTTTATATCTAATAACTTCCTTACAATTTTTACATCTTCCAAGTATTTTTGAATGCTTATTTGTTATTATTTCTTTATCTGGAATTTCCAGTTTTTTTATATTAGAAACAGAAGCTATCTCACTTATAGCTTTTATCATTTTTTATTTCTGCTCCTTTTTAATGCTTCATCTATGCTCATACTGTAATCCTTTTCTCTCTGAATTTCAGAGTTTTTAGTGTTAGCTTGAATATCAAGATCTAACAAATTATTTTTATCAGCTTGAATGTCAAGACCTGATTTTTCTAAACTAGCTTGAATATCAAGACCTAGTTTCCAATTTTCTTTCAGAGCTTTTATTATGAAGCCATTTCCCAATCCTTTGCTATCAGCATAATCAATAACTTCTTTAATCCGTTGAATGTCAATGCAGATTTTTGTTATTTGATTAGCTTTTATATTCCTGCCTCTAAGTAGCAAATGAATTTCATTTTTTAGAGCAGGATCTATAACATTGTTATTATTACTATTGTTTATGTTATTCTTATTATAGTTATTCTTATTCGGAGTAATTTCATCCTTAATTTCTTCTTTATTTTCAATATCTTTTTGGGTGTTTTTTTGAAGAATGAAAGTATCCTTTTGGTTACTTCTAGTAGTATCCTTTTGGTTACTTTCATTTTGAGTTAAAGTATCCTTTTGGTTACTTTCATTTTTGAGATAAAATATAGTGGAATTTCTATATCTTTTTCTCTTTTTCAAAAAATTTAAACTTTCAAGTTCCTTTAATGCTTCAGCAACTCTATTTTTGTTTTTAGTGTACAAATTTTCAAGAAGTTCATCATAAGAATAAAAAATATAGTAAATACCTTCTTCATCCTTCCAATTATTTTTCTTAGAAAGTTTGTATCTATCTAACATTAATACATAAATATCAAATGCTGTTAAACTTATTCCACCATTCCTCCGTAACCTAAAAAGGCTTTTAGGAACTTGGAAATAAGGTTCTTTTTCTTCCAAATTCCCCACCTTCCACCACCTTTTTAAGAATTTTTCTTTTCTTTATCTACATTTGCTAAGACATCAAGTTTTGTCAAAATTTGGTGAATTTTTAACCGTCCTTTTTGAGTCCATTTAGTTGCAGGTACAGCTTTATCTGTTCCATCTTTTCTTTTAATTATTATTGTTTCAGATCTTGTATAGCCTTTATTCATATGTTCTGTATATAAAAGCCATTGTCCCCCAACATTTCTAATAAATCTTTCTTGATGTAATATTTGATTTAATCTAAGTCCAGATAAACCATAATCTGCTGCTATCTGAGTTATTGTCATTGTGTCCTCAGTAGATAAAATCTTATCTACATATTCCTTAGCAGGTTTTAGTTCTGTTATTTGTTTATCTTTTTCTTTATTCTCTAATATTAATTTTTCATTTTCTTTTCTTGTTTTTCCATATTCAATTAACATTTCTCCAATTTTCTCAGGATTATTCATCATTAAATCAAAAACATTGTCTGTTATATACATTCCAGTTTTCCTGATGCTTGGAAGTATATCCTCAAATACCCAATCTTTAATTTCCAAAGCTTCAGGTTTATTACTTGCAAAAATGCAATCATATAATCCTGGTTCATTAATAAATGTCATTTTTATATTTTGAACTGCAAGTCCAGTATTTATGCCTACCTCTATTTCGTGTAGGTAGCTAGATTTTATTCTTTTCTTAACATTACTAGGATTCACTATCCCTAAAATATCACAGACATCTTTTAAACAGAACCAAACATTATTATTTTTATCTATAATTGTTCTTATTTCTCCAAACTTTTTGTTTTTAAAAATTTGTAATTCATTCATCTTTATTTTCTCCATCAATAACATCATCAATTATCTTCTTAATTTCTTTCATAGCTTTATATGCAATTTCTAATGTTTCAAAGTCTGCAATGTCGTATCCAAGCCATAGTTCAAGATTATACTTTTTGCCTTTTAGATAATCTTCCATATCTGCTTTAGCATCAAAACCACAAAAATCATGAAAGTTAAAATACATAGTTATATCGTAAATATGAAGTTGAGTTATTCCTAAAATTTTGTCTTCATCTGAATAAAAACTATCTAATTCAATTTCATATTTATTTGTTTTTTTTACTCTATCAATAATCTTATTAAAGTTATCTCTATTTCCTATTTTTTCATATTCTTGCATTTCTTTTGAATAATTACTTTTTAAAAATTCTATATCTTCTTGATATTGTTTATCTATATCAGTCATTTATAACACTCCTTATATCTATGATAGAACTGAGCTAAAAATTTAGCTCAGCTCAATTAAATTATTGATTGTTTGGGAATAATCCCTCTACAACCTTATCCATATCTTTGTCATCAGTAGAATCTTGGATAACTTCTCCAGTTTCTCCATTCACAACCATTCCATCTTCTAATACTATTATTTCTTCTGTTTCTCCAGTCTTTTCATCAGCAACTTTAAATGATTTTTCATCCTTGTTTGCCATTTCAAGAAATTCAACTGATACTGGTAACCATTTTAATAGCTTTTTAACTACTGTTTTTTGTGCCATTTCTTCAAAATTCTTATTCCATACATCATTTTTATAAGATCCTTTTCTATATTTTTCTTCATGTTTTACAATTTCATCTTTTGTCATATATTCAAATGCCTTAGCTCCATCTTTTAGAATTGCTACTGCATAAAAGCCTTTTATTTCTCCTCTTTCATCAAAATTTGGCTTATGTGTTAATGTTCTTGATAATCCATATTCAATGTTAAAGTCATCATTTTCATATACTGTATAACTGTATATATCAGATAATTGTCCACTTCTTCTTAGTAATTCAATTAATCCTTTATATCCTATTTGAAACTGACACTCAACAGTACCAGCTTTCTTATTTTCAAATGGTATTAAATAACATTGTCCTAGAGTTCCTGGTTCTAAACCAAGTTGAGCAGATACCATTAATGCACCTAACAAACTTTCTTGACTACATTTTGCAAGTTTTGGATTTAATCTAATTGTAGTTATAGCTATTCTCACAAATCTATCAGTGTTTATATGCTTTGGTAAAGCATTAGCGAATTGATTTTTACTTGATTGAACTAAATCAATTATTGTTTTTCCTTTTTTTTCTGTTACTGCTGTTGTTTTATTACTTGATGTTAAAGTATTTTTTGCTGTTGTACTCATTCTATCTACTCTCCTTTTTATTTTCCTAAATATGGCATTATATATTTACTTTCTTCTAAATAATTTTTTGTTTGTTCCTCAAATTTTTCTATATATTCCTCATATTCTTTCAGAAGCTGAGGCTGTTCTTTTGCTAGTTTCTTTTTGTCTAATGATTTTTTAGTTAAAATATTAAATTTAGATTTTCCAACTACTGCTTTTAAAGTATTTTTTCTAATCATTTCTAACATTACTTCTTCTTTTAAAAGTTTTTCCGTTTTTTCTAATTCTTTTTTCTCTCTTGCAACATTTTTTAACATTTCTACTTTATCTTCAAAGCCAACCAATTCAATAATTTCATTATTTTCTATTTCCAGTGCCTTTTTCTTTAGATGATTCATATATGCATCACTTCCATCTGGCATTGGTGGAATCTTTTTTAATAAATTTTCTTGATAAAATTCAGTAGCTTTATTTTTAATTAAATTTATATCTTCCTCATTTCTTTCTATTTTAAAATCTTTGTAATGGTTTCCACCAATCAACACTGCTATATATGCAAATTTATAACCTGTAAGCATTAAATAATGCTGCACCTGTGCATAATAATACTGAGGTATTACATCTCCTTCCCAGTCTTTGTAGTTAAAAGTATTAGTTGTTTTTATTTCTAAAACTCCATAATCTCCAGTATTTCTATCTTTAAGCACCCCATCTAAGTTAGCTATGAGAAAGTCATCTACAACAGAATAAGGTGCTTGGTATACATTAAATTCTCTATGCTTTTGAGCAAATACTTTCATTATTGTTGATTCGTGCATATGTCCCCAAAATGTAGCTTCATTGCCCTCAAAATTAGATCCTTCTGTTTTGTCTATATAGACATCAATAATGCTTTTATACTTATTAACTCCCAGTATTGCTCCTACATCACTTCCACCAATTCTCTTTTCTCTTAAAGTGTGCCAATCTTCTTCGTTTGCATATTCATAAACTTCGTTGTTTGTATCTAAAGATTCTTTAAATTCATCTTTAGTCATTTCTATAACTTCTGCTTTAGCAGTTGCTATAAACTCTATTAATTCTTCTTTTTTTAATTTAGAATATCCTACTAACCCTAAACTTTTTGCTTCTTCTCTTAATTCTTTAACTGTCATTTTTTATCACTCCTTGAATTTTTTTTAAAATTGATATATAATTCAAGTAAAGTTAAATACTTGAATATTTTTTTCTAAACATCTAATAAACTTTGGTCGGTGCTATTAGATGTTTTTATTTTTTTATAACTTTTCCCTGCTAAAAAGTTCAACCAATGTGGTTTTATTATTAAATATTTCCCCCTTTCCTTTTCTTGATCTTTTATATAGATACAACCTGGAACTTCATTAGCTCTAATTAAACTGTATACATCGTCTTTGTTAAGTTCTCCTCCTGATAATGCTACAGCTTCATCTACTGTTATTTTGTAATTTGCCATTTTTCCCTCCTTTCAATTGTTTAGTTTAATTAGTTGTTCTATTATATTCATGCATTCGTTTTCTACGAATGTTAAGTTATTTGCTGGCTCACTATAAATATGATTTGTATCAAAACCTATATAATAGACACCATCATTGAATCTGTATCCGCTGTAACTTAATCCTCCATGGCAGTCTATATTCTCTAAAACATCATAATACTCCTCATAATAAATATGATTTTTCTTGACTTCAACATATCCACAATACCAGTTATAACGTCCATCGTCTGTGTGAGTTATTACATACTTACAACCTTTAAAAATTCCTTCTTTCATAATCTCAAAATTTGCCATTTTTACACCTCCTTATTTAAAATAATTCTTTAACTTCTTCTACCAAGTCTTCCAATATCCCTAAAAACCATAAGGCCTTATACTTTACGATATTAATAATGTTAGCTTTTCTGAACTTTTCATTTTTCATTATTAGCCTCCATTTTTTGATATGCTTCCATTATTGCTACTACATCTTTTAGTTTTGCAGTAGCAGGAAATGGTATTATTTTTATCAATCTTAAAAATTCATTTCTATGTACTCCCATTTTCATATCCTCCTTTAATATAGTTTTTTTATATAGGTTGTATAGTCATCTTCTATCTTTTCCAATAGTTGTCTTATTTCATACTCTCTTGCATTTTTAAAATTGCTTTCCACTTCTTTTTTATCAGCTTCTATCATTTCTTGTCTTATCATTTCCTTAACTAAATTAGTTAATAGTTTCTCAATCTTTTCACGGTCTTTTATATACATATGTTTTTACTCCTTTAATGCTTCATTCCTTTATAAAGCTTATCCAAGTTTTCTAATGCAGCATCTTTAATTTCATGTTTACTATCAATCAATACATCTTTGATATTTGAGTACCAAATTTCAGCTATCTTTTTATCAGAATAATGGTTATAATCAATTCCCAAAAAGTCCATTTGCATTTTTTGGCTTAATACTACTAATCCAAATATTAATCTTGCTTCATGATTTTTAAAATATAAATCTTCCATTTTTTCTTCCTTTCTTTTACTTGTGATATAATACTTTTATGAGCTAGATACTTTTATAGGAGGATTTATGGATAATTTCCCTAAAAGT